ATATCATCTTCTGATTGTACTACAAATTTAAATGATGATCTATTATTATTAGCATGCCATTTTAAAGCATCTAAATTATAACGAGCTTCTTCAGGATCACCATTAGAAGCTAATTTGGGTGATACAGTAAATGTAGCTCCTAAGTCCAACCATTCATCAGAAGGTACTAATGTTCCATTAGTCTCAAAATCAATACGAGGAATAAACCCTGTTTTATATTCAAAATAATTGATAAATTTTAATAATTTCTTACCTTGAAGAAGTGGTTCGCCTCCTGTGATTTTAAAAATAGATCCTGCTTTTAATCTATCAATAAACCCATTATCTACCATAAGCTGATCAATTTCTTTAAATGTCATTTTATTTTTAATCGACCAAGAAATAAATGAATCACAACCATGTGGTGAATCTGGCGAGGCAAATCCTTTACAGGTAAGATTACACATTGATAGTCTCATGAAGACAGAAGGCATTCCAACATATACACCCTCCCCTTCAATTGTATAAAAGATTTTGTCTTCGCTCAAAAAAAGACTTTCATTTTCTAGATCATTCATTCATAAATCTTAAATCCAAAAACATTTTTCTCAACATTGATTCATTGGGATTTTTTTCACAACGTATTCTATAAACTTGCCAATTCATTGATTTTAATAACATGTCGCGATCATTATCATTAATAATATTCTTTTTTATTTTATTGAAATTGTGCCAATATACACCATCGTATTCAATGCAAATTTTTTTATCCGGCAACGCGATGTCTAACCATATAATTCTATTATTAGGCAATTTAATGCTATATTCAATATGCACATTACTAAAATATTCCTTTACTATATTAGATAGCATTAATTGGGGTTTGCTTATGCGTTTTGCAAATTTTCTTATATTATTATTTTTAAGCCAATCACTACGCTTTTTTCTAAGTTCTGCTGCCTTTTCGACACCGAAAATTTCTTCGTATGTTTTTCCTTTTTGAGATCTCCAATTAAAATTTGGTCTGCCCTTTGCACTATTATACTTTTTATGTTTTCCATTTTCGTGTAATTTTTCTAATAAATAAGGACACATTTCTTTTGTTTGTTTTAAAATAGTGGGCCATGATAAATTCATTTGTTTTGCAATTTCTACTGAAGTTAGGCCACTTAAAATTAATTCTTTTAATTGTTGTTTATTAATGTTTTTTGTAAGAGCCCCTTTTACATTGTTTAAACCATTTTCTTTTAATTTTTTTATATTCTTGAGTAACAATCCTCGCTTTTTTAGCATATTTGAAAAGTAAGAAGGATTCATATTATGCAATAATGAAATATTGCGCAATGTGAATCCCTCTTCAATTTTACTTTCGATATATGCAATAAGATCATTATTATTCATGATCTTATTTATGTGTTACTAAAGAGTATAAAAGAGTTTATCATCAGAGATAAACATTGTTTCATTATCTAAATTTTCCATGTTTTATAATAACGTGGGCATGTATGCAAATCACCCATAAATAAGTTTAATGGCCAAGAAAACCAGAAAACGGATGCAAGAAGAAGAGGATCTTCGATTAGATGCAGATGTACTTCTTCATAACCTAGAAATTAGCAAACGAAAAGATTGGTTTTGTAATTTTAAAATACAAAACAAGTTTAAATTGAATGATGTTCATAATTCATTCATTGAAATGCTAATGTATGATCAAACAAAAATGGTGTTTGTCGATGGACCAGCAGGAACTGCTAAAACCTACTTAGCCGTTTTAGCAGGATTACAAATGCTTAAAACAAAATCTATTAATAATATAATCTATATTAGAAGTATAGTAGAAAGTGCATCCAAAAGCATGGGTTCATTACCAGGAGAATTACAAGAAAAGTTTCAACCTTGGTCATTACCTCTAATGGAGAAATTAGACGAATTAGTTGGCCCTAAAATAGGCGGTGACCTTATGAGAGATAATTTCGTAAAATGTATGCCTGTTAACTTTGTCAGGGGATTAACATTTAGAGATTCAGTGGTAATTGTAGATGAAGCACAGAACATGAACGCCGCTGAATTGACTACCATTTTAACCCGATTCGGTGAAAATTCTAAATATATTATTATTGGGGATTCTTTCCAAGCAGATATTGGAAATAAATCTGGATTTTCAAAAATCAGACACGCCTTTAATAACGAAGAAAGTGAAAATCAAGGAATTCATGCCTTTCTTTTCACTGAAAACGAAGTTGTAAGATCTCAGATTCTTAAATTTATTGTGAAGAAGTTAGAGTCTGTACAACATTAGACTTTTCAAATTCTAATAATTCTTTTAAGGCATCTTCAAAAGAAACAAATTTTACATCTGTTTTAGGTCCTGATTGTTTAATATCAGGACCTAAAATTTCATTCATCTTCGAAAAGATATTACTTTCAAGTCCTACTAGATTAGGATCTCTTTCTCTTTTTATCATCCCCAGCTAGTTCCTTTAAATAATCCACCCAATCCAGTTGTTACTTGATTACCAACGGCAGCACCGCGACTTGGAGCCGATGTGGATTCCGTAAGAATTTCAGTTGATCTTTTATCTTCATAAGTAGCAGAATTAAGATCATGCTCCCAAACTTCTACTTTTTGAACCCAACATCTTCCGTTGGTTAATTCTTTAATATGTTCTGAAGCAATATTAAAACAAAGTTCAGCTGTTCTCTCAATTCCCACACCTTTTTCCATAACCCTTAAATCACATGCTTTTGCATCATGCAATTGTTGAAATAATGATAATTGCGGATCATCTGCCGCAATACATAAAGTATGATCAAACTGATGTTGTAATTTAGTTTTTAGCTCCTTTAAACCACCAAAATCCACAACCCAGTTACGTTCATCTAATTCTAAACAACCAAACCAAAATTTAGCTTTTAACTGATATCCATGTACAAAACTACAATGAGATTGATTTGCGCGCCATTGGCGAAATGCACAAGAACCTAATTCAATAATTTTAGTGGAAACATATGTACTCATTAAAAATATCATAAACCTTAAATAAAGATAATCTATGGATAATATGATAAAAATATCGGAATTGCAAAAGGCTTACCCTATTGTGGATGATGATGTTTTTATTGTAAATCAGGAAAATAGAATTAATAAAGTATTAGAAACAAGATTTACAACAGCTGAAGAAATATCTAAATTCTTAGCAACTTCTTTAGAATCTATGTTGGATAAATATGTGCCCGTAGGTTCCATTAAATTGCATGCTGGTAATATAACTCAATATGATAAATTAAATGGTTGGTTACTTTGCAATGGACAGTATGTTTCTAGAACTAAATATAAAAGATTATATGAGGTTATAGGTGGATTATACGGGCCCGTAAATGCCGAAACATTTCCGTTGCCAAATTTTATAGGTAGAGTACCTATGGGTTATTGTGGAATAAATAATGAACCAATATCTTTGAGTGAACCTAACGAAAAGGTTAGTTTAGCGGGTATAGGTGGAGCATATAAACATACTCTCAAAGAAAGTGAAATACCTAAACATACACATCTAGATACAATTGGGCATACACATGACTATATGGATTTGACAAAATTTGGTTGGTGGCAGAACGATGGCGATACTAATTCAGCGACGACACCAAAAAATCAAGAAGTTTTTGCTGAGGTTAATCGTAGGAAGCAAGGTATAAGAAATCCAAAATATGATGAAAAAACTACACTAACAAAAATTACAAAGCTAACAGATGTTGGTGGTGACATGCCTCATAATAATATTCAACCTTATTTAGCTATTAATTATATTATAAAATACTAACAAAGTAATGCATTTCTGTATACAGATAGTATATCAAAATCAGACATACCTTTCTCTCTTAAAAAGGCATCAATGCATTCTGGGGTAGATGCCATATAGATTGATTTTAATAAAATTTCATCAGCAAGCCCTTTATTAATTAAAAATTGCAATGCATTAATTTTTAATTTTTCTATAGGATTTAATGAGTCTTGAATTGATACGATAGTCTTTGGCAATTCGGCTACTAATCCCAAGTCCTCGACATAGACAGAATAAGATGATTCTTTCTCAGCTAAAATATAACCTTCATATCCATTATATTTTAATATTTCCCCAGATGAACAATTAGCGGGGTCGACTTTTAGTTTTACTCTAATTAAATGTGTATCTTTGAGACTATTCTCAATAACCTTATTAAAACGCTTCATGTTTATATTTATGATTTTTATTAAATATGTATAATGGCCGATGTACCTGTAAAGATTTCTGATTTAGACCGATCATATAGTTTATCATCTAGCCCTGTTTATTTTTTAATCAATCAACGAAATGAAGTAGGCAATTATGAAACATGCGCATTACCTTTATCAGTTATAACAAACGCCATAAAAGAAGAATCAAAAAAAGAATTATCTAATTTTATAGAAGTTGGTACTATTATACCTTATGCGGGAAATATATTAGGCCAAGAATCAATAAAGGGATGGTTGTTGTGTAATGGTCAGCAAGTGAGAAAAAAAGATTATGAATCCTTATGGTCTATAATTGGTGATACTTACGGACCCTCTGATAACAATACATTTACATTACCCGACTTAAGAGGTAGAGTGGAAATGGGATATTCACATACAGAAGTTTCTTATGAACCAAATTTTGGAAATTGGTTGTCTGGCGAAAAAATTTTCTTAGGTGAAGGAAATAATGCAAATTATCCTGACCGGGGTGAATATTCATTTTTATTAAAAAATGAACACATCAGAGACCATATTCATTACGCCCCACCCCATAAACATAAAATATTAAATTATGTAAATATTTTAGATTATACGCCCAATAAACAGGAATGCGGTTTTATTTGGAAGGGGTGTATAAAGGTTTCAGAAAATTGGAAAACATTGATAGGAAGAGGTCCAGGACAGGGGGTTGCAGAAAGTATTATATTTAATGCGGGCGGATTCGGTGTGGGTCTTATATGTAGCACAAATTATAGTAAAACATTAGAATATAGAACTAATTTTAAATCATATAATCCTAGTTGGACCGCTGCTATTCGAAAATTTGTAAATGCACATCCAATAAGGACGATATTCGTTTATAAAAAACAAGTTATAGATGAAATAAAAAATAGAAAATTAAAGATACCAAAAATTGATCCTACATTTGATAGTTTTACAAAAATTTCTAACGTAAAATATAAAGTCGGCGGAGATAATTTTCATAATAATATACAACCCAATATAACAACAAATTTTTTAATTAAATATTAAAATGGAAAATCAATTACCTATATCAGGGTTAAAAAAATCAAATGTATTAAAGGGAGATGAATGTTTTGTAGTTAATCAAATTAACCCAATAGATAAAAAAATTGAAACGAGATATACACTCCTCGAGGATTTAATAAAACATATAAAAAGTGAAATAAAAGAATCTTTGGA